GAGCGCAAGTCGTGTTTGGATCTATAGCTGGAGAGTATTTTGCTACCACCAGTGCAGCGGCTTCAATGCCACGCTTCGACCACGACCCGGCGACCGGAGCGTCACGCGGGCTTCTCATCGAGGAGTCCAGAACCAACAGCATCCGCAACTCGCAGGCTGGTGGTTCGACCAATGGGGTGATTGGCAGTGGTGGGGTGATGCCGACGAATTGGTCGTCCGGCTTAACCGTCAATGGCCTATCTACAGAGATTCTCGGGACTGGCACTGAAGATGGGCTTTCCTACATAGACCTTAAAATAAGCGGCACTCCTACAACAACAAGCAGCCATAGCATTGTCGCTGAACCAGTGTTCCAAATCGTTGCCTCAAACGGACAAACGTGGACGAACAGCTGCTATGTAAGGCTTATCGCTGGGGCACTCACCAACGCGACACTTCAAGTGTATCTGGCCGGTAGAACGGCCGCCGCTGCCGTTGTTTCGGGCCAAACTGCATCGACCACCATAACGCCAACCTCTGCCACTCTTAGAACTCAAAGGTATTCAGCAACGCTTACCATGTCGTCGGCGTCGGTCGAGCGTGTCTCTCCGCAGATCATCGTCAATTATACCAACGCCCAAGCCATCGACCTAACCCTCCGCATAGCCGCCCCACAGCTAGAACAAGGCGCCTTCCCCACCAGCTACATTCCGACGACCTCCGCCGCCGTGACCCGCAGCGCGGACAGTGCGGTCGTCACGCCGATGTCGTCGTTTTATAATCAGAGCGAGGGGACTTTTGTCACGGCCACAAACAAGTCGCCGCTTTCTGGTAGTTTTCCAACGATCTGGCACCTAACCAATGGGACGGACGACGTTGGAAACGTTATAGGTTTTTACAACCCGTCCAACTCAACGATCAGCTATGATGCGTCTCCTGCATTTAGTTTTGCCGAAGCCGTGTCTGCTGGCCTTGCGACATCGGGCTTTGCGTTTTCCGCAACGTCGGCACGCATGGCTGTCAACGGGGTTCTGGAGCCTTCCACTGATCAGTCGGCAACCATAACGACAGACAAGGCGGCGCTGCGACTTGGCGCAAAGCGGGATGGCTCTGAACCGCTGAACGGCCACATCCGCCGCATCGCCTACTTCCCCAAGCGCCTGTCCAACGCCCTGCTCCAATCTTTGACCACCTAATGCGCCTCCTCCTCGTCATCCTTGCGCTGCTTCTGCCCGCCTGCTTAACGGCTGAGCAGCAGGTCAACGACTGCCTGCCAGCGGCCATTGCCGCCCGCGAGGTCATGCAGAAGCAGGGCGTGCCGGCCAAGGTGCTGGTAGTCCACTGGCGCGAGGATGACCGGACGCGCGGGCATGCCTATGCAGTGTTTTCTTATGGCGGCAAACGGTGGAGCTACGACAAGCAATTTGGCTCCATCCCGCTGACTGCCGGCCCTTCGCCCGACCAAGACCACGCAACATGGGAAGCGTGGGAAGCTAACCTAAAACGCGGACATAAGGGCGAAATCCGCGAAGCGTATTACCTGCAATGAGTCTTTTACAACATCACCTCTCGACCGTGGAGCGCGGCGCCCTCGGCACCTTCGCCAGTATCGGCAGCGCCGCTGTCAGCTTGGTCTCGCAGCTCGAAGTCTACCTGCGGGTCGCCGGCCTATGTGTCGGCCTCGCGGTCGGTGTGGTCACACTAATTTCGGTCCTCCACGACCTACGGAGAAAACAGAAAGCAAACAAATGAGAAACTGGAAAACAAACGTAATTGGCGCCCTGACGATCCTCATCGCCTTGGCCACCGGCACGAAGGAATACCTCGCCACCGACACGCTGCCGGACCTCGGCCTGATCGTGGCCTCGGTGCTTGCCGGCTGGGGCTTGATCAACGCGAAAGACAATAACGCCCGACTCTAATGCGGTGCCGCCCCCTGTTCGCCTTCATGCTGGCCATCGCACTCGTTGCTGGTGGCTGCGTGAGCCTTCCGCTGCCGCCGGTCAAGACGGCCAGCGCGGAGCCGGGCGACTGGGGCAGTGTCAAAATTATGATCACCTACGTCCCGAACGTGGGGAACCTGCTCAACAGCTACAAGGAGTGGAGAAAACCGGAATGAAAACCTTTATTGAGAAACAACTCGTCCGCCTGCTGCTTTCGCGTGGCGGCCCGCTGCTGCAAAAGGCTGTTACCGCCGCCGCCGCTGCCGCCCTCACCTATCTGGCCACCAAGACCGGCCTCGACATCGCCGCCCTCGGCGTGAACGAGGTGGTGGTCGCCGGCATCGTGTGGGGCATCCTTGACATCGCGGTGACGAAACTGCCGGCGAACATCCTCAAGGACTACGGCAAGCAGATCCAAGCCCTGCTCAATACCCATGGTCGCGGCCAGCACCTCAAGCTCGACGGCTATGTCGGCCCCGTGACCGTGGAGGCTGCTGCCGCTGAATTGGCCAGCCGGAATTAGCATCGTTGATAACCCAAGCAAGTGATCCCGAAAAACCGGCCACAGCAAAAACGGATCGACACCGAGCGGCAGTTGAAGTCCGCCGGTGTCAGTGATCCGGTGTGCCTGGTCGGCATCCGCGGCTACTACCGGGACTCGATGGGAGCTAAGGGGAAGAACGACCGGAATTTGTATGACGATGCCCTCATCTTGGTCAGCCCCAACGTCCACGCCGCCTTCAACGCCAACGTCGATCCCGGCGGCTACGGCATCAACCCCAAGGTCCGCAAGGGCTACGCCAGCCTCAAGCCCGGAGTCTATCGCTACAAATTGGGCAAGCACGGCCTTCGGAGCGGCAACCCTTACACGGCTTTGGTCCAAAGCGGTCCTGTCACCGTGCAGCGCGACGGCGGGCAGGAAGAGACTGGATTTTTCGGAATAAACGTCCACGCCGGAAGCCGCACTCGGGTCTCGTCGGAAGGCTGCCAGACCCTGCCGCCCGCCCAATGGCCGGCCTTCATCACGCTCGTTGAGTCGGAGATGAAGCGGAACAACGCGAAGACTCTTTCTTACGTTTTAACCAGCAAGTAATGGCACTCGAAAGTCCAGTCCTACGCGATGGCGATGCCGGCTTCATCGGCTTCGCCAGCCGCTTGAATCCTGTGACGCTGCCGGCTGGCATGTTGCAGGACAGCGTGAATATGCGGTTGGACCGTGGCGTGGCGACAACCCGCAAGGGCGCCAAGCGGCTGGCCGATGCCATCTCAACGGCGGACGAGCCGATGACGCTGTCCTTCGACTTGGCGGCGGACAAGGCCATCAGCACGATCACCTTCAGCGGCGCCACCGCGACCGTAACCACGGCCGCCGCGCATGGCTACACCGGCACGCCTACGGTCAACATCCGTGGCGCCACCGGAGTGGACGCCAGCAAATACAACGGCGACTTCGTCATCAGCTCGCCGAGCGGCACCACCTTCCAATACACCATGACCGGCACGCCGACGGCCAACGCCACCGGCACGCTGATCGCCAACAAGGGACCGCTGGTCAAGACGACCTACAGCGGTGGCATCTTCGCGGCGGGCGTCTTTGCTTCCCGCAACTACGAAAACGCCAACGAATACATCGTGATGGCCGGACCTGACAGCGCCTACCTCTGGCGCAATGCCTCGCCGACCGACACGGTGGTCACGGTTGGCTATCCCAGCTCGCCGGACGAGACCATTGAGCCAACCGACACGGTCTCGGTGGTGCAGGCTTACGACCGGCTTTATGTGCTCCGCGAGGCGGCGCTGGCCGGCAACTATGTCCAAAAGCTGACCAACAGCACCGGCATCGCGGTGAGCGGGACGACGGCCACGGTGAACGTGGACGCCCACGGCTACCCTAATGGGGCCACGGTGCGCATTGAGGGCAGCACCACGCCAGCCTTCGACGGCCATGAGTTCCGCGTATTGGCCACGAACAACAACACCAACTCTTTCGAGATCACCGTCCCGACCGGCACCGCCTCCCACGCCGTAGCCAACATCCGCGTTCGACGCGTCAAGCCGCCGCTCTACTGGACCGGCACCGGCAGCTTCGTCCGCGCTGCGGCCGGTGTGCCCGCCGAAGGGCCGACCTACAAGAAGATGCGCTCGGTCGGCTGGGCCAGCTACATCCAGAATCGCCTAATCATCCCGGACGGCCGCGACCAGGTTGCGCTGTCGGACTACTTGGACGCCGACCTCTACGATCCGTATTGGCAATCCTTCCGCACCGGCGCCGGTGGCGGCGACTTCATCGTTGCCGTGCATCCTTGGGTTGAGGGCAGCGCCCTAGTCTTCTGCCGTAAAAGCATCTGGCTGGCCACGCTGGCGCAATTCCCGAGCACAGACGGCAGCGACTTCGCCATTGATACGGCGGTGGCCAAGCTGGAGCTGGTCACGGACGAGATCGGCTGCTCGGCCCGCAATAGCATTGTGACGGCGGGGCGCTATGTTTTCTTCCTCTCGGATGCCGGTGTCTACCGCTTGGACACCCAGCTTGATCTCAAGTTGCGCGGCGACACCAAGCCGCTGAGTGATCCGGTGGCCGACCTCTTTGAGCGCATCGACCAGAGCAAAGTCCAGCGGGCCTTTGGCATCTGGCACTCCAACCGCTACATCCTCGCGGTCCCCACGCTGGACTCTGCGGACGACACCAATGACTTGGTGGTCATCTGGAGCGCGCT